GTGTGTTCGCTGACCTTCTTGAAAGTGGTGTAGTTGGGCAAGGGCAAGCCTGGTCGGAAGTGAAGAGCGCTATCACCGAAGGTCTTGTGCCTTTGCAACGAACTAGGCGTCACGGGTACATGGAAGGGCTGATACAGGGAAGTTGGTTGCCGACTGCGGATTTCAAACTGTTTACGGCTGTCCGAACCCAGAACGAACGAGCAGAGTTTGTTCTTCGTTCCGCTTTAGGGTTCGACATTATGAAGAAAGGTGGCAGCGCCGAGGACGCCATGAATGCCATCAACAAATACCATTTCGACTACCAGGATCTCACCAACATAGAACGCACCATCAAAGCCGTCGTTCCTTTCTACACCTGGCAAAAAAACATTATTCCTGTTCTCATCGAATCTCTCGGCCAGAAACCGCAAGCGTGGACAGGGTTTCTTCGAGCGAAAGCAGCTTTGGAACTTGGCGAAGATGAGGATCGAGTTGTCCCTGACTACTATGCGGAGCTTATGGGGATGGCGTTACCGTGGAAAACGGGCGGTTTCTCTGGTGGCAGAATATATGCGGTACCTGACACCCCGTTCCGTCAAATGTTTCAGTTCACAAAAGAACCGACATCACCTGTGCGGAATGTCGTAGGGTCGGTCTTTCCGTGGTACAAAGCACCTATAGAGATCTGGGCAGGGAAACAGTTCTTTGCCGATATTCCACACAGTGGCAGATACCAGCAGGTACCCAACAGCCTGTCGAAGGTTCCTGGGTTGCTAAACGTTTTAGCTACCGTTGGTAAAGCCAAAAAGAATGCTCGAGGTGAGTGGAAGATGCGTGACCACGACATTTACTTGGTGGAGCAGATATCCCCCATCTTTGGTCGAGCTCGACGCCAATTCCCGAACGAGAAAGCGAAAGAGCGTCGCATGTGGATGACGTGGGTCTCATTTATTACAGGTGGCGGTTTCCGCGTCAACGACTCCGCTGAACGCAGAAATCAGCTTATTAAAGACCAGGTGGGGCATTCGAACGACATGCGAGACAAGAGAGATATCGCAAACCGAAAAGTTTAACGGGACACACTGAGCATTGTGTAGTGAAGTATATTTCTCGCACCGAATGGGGCGCAACGCCACCAGCAAAGCCTTTCTCTAGGCTACGCCCGTCAAGGGTTGTTGGGGTTGTTTTGCATCACAGTGGTGTGAAGAACGGCCCCTCAGGGGAAAACGCTGTGCGAGCTTATGAGCGTTTCCACATGAAAACCCGTGGGTGGCGTGGTATCGCTTATAACTGGCTGATTTCTGACGGCGTTCTTTATGAGGGCCGTGGCGCAGGTGTGATTTCAGGTGCAACCAGAGGATGGAACTCTCGAACTGAAAGCATTTGTTATGCGGGATGGGGTTCTGCGGTGGTTGACGAGCCGAGCCTGCGCCTAATTCGCGCTAAAGTAGAGGAGATCCAGGCACGTTACGCTGGAAAACTGTGGGTTAAACCCCACTCGAAACTTGGGTCCACATCGTGCCCTGGGACTTTTCTTACTTCTTGGTTACAGCAAGGAATGCCGGTGAATGGTTTAGAAAGTCAAGACACAATACAACGCGCAGCCGTGTATCTCGAAAGCATTAAAGCCCAGATCGCTCGACGGTCTTTGAGTCGTTGGCGGCGTTCCCGTGGGGAAGCTGTGCGTGTGGTTCAAGAACGTCTGGCGGAACGCGGATTTGACCCTGGGCCCGTTGACGGCATTTGGGGGCGCAAAACTACGGCTGCTTTGCGACAATTTCAAAGATCTCAGGGCTATTTGAAGCCCGATGGTGTGTGCGGTATAAGAACCTTTCACGCTTTATTTCTTCAATAAGGAGATAGGACATGCCTAAGGGCAAAGGATACGGACAATTCGGAGAAACTTTCGGGGATGCGGACGAGTACTTGTACAATTCGTCGTCACCTGACAACAATGCTGACATGGCTGCTAAAGCTAAAAGTGATGCGGCTTGGCTCCGATCAACTGCATGGGGAAATCAGGCGTATGGTGGACGCCCGTTCGGTAAATGAGAAAGCCTCGGAAACTTAAACGACCTCAGAAACCTAAAGCGCCGACACATAAGACCGCACGGAAGAGGACACGATACTAGTATGCCTTTGAGAAAAGGGTCTTCAAGAGACACAATCTCCCACAACATAGGGAAACTCATTACTGAAGGTTACCCGAGGGACCAAGCAGCAGCTATTGCACATTCTGAAGCTGGAAAGTCGAGAAAAAAGAAATGACCGAAATGAACAAAAAAGTTGATTGGGGTGACTGGTTTGAACGAACAGTCTGGACAGCCGTCGAGGCTGGCCTTGCTATTCTTGTTGTTACTGATGTTTCAAGCCTCAAAGCGGCGGGGACAGCCATGGCTGCGGCAGCAATCGCAGGCATCAAATCGCTCGCCAGAGCTAAACTCGGACGATAAAGAGATGGAAGATCTCGAAGAAAAGTGGGCCCTCTGGATGACCCAAGAGGGAAAGATCGTTGAAGATGACGTAGAACAACTCTTCATTCAGAATCGCAACATCTTCGAGATAGACGACGGAACTCACGCTAAATGGGTGAAGAACGCGAATAACGAGAGTTCGCGTTTAGGGATGCTTCTTGTCTTAACTATCGACGAGGTTGCCGAGCTCACGTGCGCTTGGGAAGACGCCCAAGATGGAAACATGAACGCTGGGTCATTTGTTGCTGAATGGTTGAATCACTTTATGGCGTTCATGGACGCTGCGAGTGATATCCATTCAGATGCGGAGGACGATTAGTCAACGTACGCAACCTGCGTTGAACAGTCGGCTCGAGCTCCAAGTGGTTTGCTAAACGAACTTTCAAACCGTCGCGTCTTCTCGCAACAGTGGTTTTCGGGATGCCGCTTAGTTCTTCTGTTTCGCGAAGCGAATAGTCTCCCACAAAGATGCAGTCGATAACGATTCTGTCGATTTCATCTTCGCAGCATTTCAGAAGGACTTCTTCGACAGCGCTCTCAAGTTCTTTATCCACTTTGGTTGCCTCTTGTTGCGCCCAGCGGGTCTTAGCTGAAGGAAGCCACCATTCTGTTCGAGGGTCTCGATAGGTGACACGTCTCACGCCACTACCTAAGCGGCGGAACGGTATGAGTATCCCACGGAAGGTCGCCAGGACGAATTTTGATGAACGCTTTCCCACGTTTCGTATCATTGTAAGAATCCAATGTGACATTAAGCCCATCTATGATCTCCCAAATTCCTTCTAATGGCACCCACACGCTATCTGATCTAGCGGAACTCCATAACCAAAAAAATACTGGGATGTGGTTGTTCCACAGGTCAAGTGCCCGCAGTTTCTCGAACTTGATTTTGAGGCCGTTCTTTCCGAAACCCTGGACCTCTATCAGTGCTGTGGGGAGCAGGTAGTCGGGGGTGTACCTCATCATTAGTGGTAACCGTTCGACCCCCCATCCCAAGGGCGGTTTGTTCAATCCGTATCGGAGAGCGGTGGGGTAGGCTGCCTCGAACTGGCCTTCAGCAATGTCGCCCCAAGTGCCATTGAAGCGTTCGTGGAGGGTTTGGTTCATAGTTTGATTGCGTCCACTCGACGTACCTGGGAGTCGTTTAAGAAAGCGCCCCCCTCACCTTGGAGCCCATCGAGTGTCAATTTGACCAGGTTGTCTACGTCACCGCCCCAGTTTTTGTTGTCGAAAGTCATTGGCGCCACCCACACAGAGGTGCTTTCTTTGCTGTAAACAATGACAACAGAAACTGACCCTTCGAAGGTTGGATGCCCTGAGGCTTCCCAGGCGTCTCGAATGCATTGTTCTGCTTCTTTAGTGGCTTTAGGTGTGAATGCGTGCCCTCGTTTGGTTAGCCGTGGCCGTTCTTTGGGTTTAGGTCGAGAGGAGATGTGAACAAAGTAGCTTTCGTCAAGATCCATGTGTGGGTCCCCTAAATTTTAGTTTGAACTTTTGTTGTTCTGTTTGGGCGTGTGTTAGAGCTTTCGAAACTAACGTGTCGTATTGTAGGTCGCTATCGTTTCTGTCTGTGTATTTCTTTCCCCATTGAGAATCCCAGGTAGTAAGCACTGACCGCATTTCGCTTGCGTCGTGCCCAGCGAAGGCAAGCCCTACTGCAATGGTCCACAGGTTTCCTGAACGGTCAAGAACTTCGCGGCTTCGAGTTGGGCCATGGTTCAGCATGTCAGATAGCCAGACAGGGTATTCTTTGCGGAAACCTAAGCGTTTCTGTCGCATTGGGGCAGGTGTCGGTTTGGGTTTGCTTAGAGTGCAAACTTTTTGGAGATGCTCACTGGTGGTTCTGCCGGTGTGTGCGGCGTCCACAAAATCTTCGAGCGTCAGGGACCAGGAACCCTTCCGAACGCCCTGACGGCCTTGTGAGCGGGTTCGGGGGTAAGGTAAACGGATGCAGTTCCCAAAGGTTTTGCCTTCGAGGGAAACTTGTTTCGGAAATACCTCTGTGGTGGGGGCTTCAACCACATCGCAGATAGCGGTCAAAGCGTTACGCATCAGTGACGCCTCGACGGGTGCTTCTACGTAGACCCACAGATGCACCCCTTTGGATCTTGACATCTCAACGAACGAGGTGATGTCGAGGTAGGCGAGTGCTTGCTCAACATTGAATGCGTGAATCAAAGAATCTTCGTCACCTATGTCCCAGTCGATTGCCCCAAACCATACTTCTGCGGGGTTACCTGCGAGTGGGTATGTGGCTAAAGGTTCCTCTCCGAAGAGGTGTGCTTCGACGTTGACGAACCAGGCTGCGCCTGTGTGACCTGTCGGGTTTCCTGCAGCGTCTTTGCGTGGACGCACCTGGGTGCCACCAACATCGGCGATTGCTCCTCCTTGGTGGGGCTCCGCGAAGCGTCGAACTAGATCGCCGTCATTCATGCACCCTCATTACAGCTATGCAAGGATCGGCACCTTCCCACATCAGTTCTGCTTCTTCTTCTGTCAGCCATGTGTCGTGCGTGGAACACACGGGAGGTTCAGCCCAACCTCGCTCTAAACCGTGAGCGATCCATTCGAGTTTCTCTATGTGGTCGCTGTCACCGCTCATAAGAAGGTTCCCTGTCAGTGGTGTACTCCGAAATTGCCCCACAGTCTTCATCTATGTAGTAAAGCAAATCTTCGAGACGATTAGGTGGGCGTTTGTTTTTGACAAGACTGATGTTTATTGAGTTGCGGTGGAATGCTGTTTCGCCTGCAGTCAAGTTCTTTCGATCTCGCTGCCGGTAAACCTCGATGACTTGGTGAGATTCTTGTTCGCCGCCGAAACGGGCAACAGAGATACCTCCAGAGGTACCTCGTTCGTTCGCTCGTCCTGACTGGTGAACGACTGCAAGGGGCAAATCGGCTTCTTTGCACCAGCGTTTACAGGCTTGCGCGAGACGGATGACGGCTTGGCTTCCTGATTCTTTCGCATCTGGGACCAACAGTTCTAGGTAGTCGACCATTGCCATGGTGGTGGGCATCTGCCAGTAATCTTCG